GGCACCATTACGCTCTTCAACCCCAAGAGCAATGAGAGCGTCGAGCTTGATACCGACCTGGCTTTCTGTTTCATGGGGACACCCATCGTAGCCATGAAAGACATGCTCGAGAGTGACAAGCTCGACGATATGACGCCCGGCATGTTTGTCCACCTGATGGCCGTCTCGGCGTGCAACGCGTATGTGCAGCAGCTCAAAGAGCGCTGAGCAGCTGGCGCTCGATCTTTTTGGTGAGCAGCCGATGCCAACGCCCGGGCAATGCCGGTTCGAGCTTCATCTACTCGAGCACGGCGAAAAGCCCAAGAGCGCGTGTGGCTTTCGCGGAACGACCGTCTGGACTAACTGCCGTGAGGTTGGCAAGTGCCTTTGGGACGGCTGGCACCAGCAGGGGACAAGCGATGGATTAACGACGGGAGGTGATGACGATGACGGCGATTCCTAAAGACGTGCACGATCAGGCGCAGGAACCCATGGCGTGGTTCCAGCACGACGCTAACGCGCAGCGGGACATCAAATGCCAACGGCTGCTCATGCGTCGCGGTAACGAGGGCTACGGCGCTTACTGGCGGCTCTGCGAGCTTCTGGCGAGCACCAAGCACCACTCAATTGCGGTGGACACCGATGAAGACTGGCTCATTCTGGCCGGCGCAATCGGTATGCGCTCGATGGGGGCGTTCGACGAGACGGTGAGCATCGCCGAGACACAAGATTTCATCGACTGCCTGCTCGAGATCGGCTTGCTCGTGAGAGACGGAAAAGGCCGAATCGAGAGCGAGAGGATGTGCAAAAACGCCCTTTATTTTGGCAAGCAGCGCGTCAACGGAGCTAAGGGCGGCAGGCCGAAAAAGAAGCAGGAAAACCCGCAAAACTAGCAGGTCAGAGCGTATGTTTGTGTTGTTGCGGATTGAAACCAGCGCGAAACCATCGGTTTTAGGTTGGGCTAAGCCTAACAATACATAACATAACAGTACAGAAGCGGGTTTTTGGGTTTGGGTCATAAAACCCAAACCCAAAGCCAAAAACCCGCACTTGCTTGTTATGTTGACTTACAAGCAAGGTTCTTCTTTCTTGCTTCTTCTTTCTTGATCGATTCGTTTTTCGAGCGATTCCAAAGCCTGTTTTTGAGTCTTCAGCAGTAGTTATCAACAGGTTTTCAACAAGTTTTCAACAATAGCAAAGTTTTCAACAAAGGAGCGTTGGCGATGCCTTACGGGAGCTATGTCAACAAAGTCCGAAAGCACACGTGCCCTTACTGCGGCATCGAACGGAATTTGGACTGGTTCATCAAGGATAGCGAAGCCTGCTGGAAGTGCAGGGAGACGAAGAAGGAGGTGAAGAGAGGTGAGCATTTTGACGATTCACAAATTGCTCGATAGTGATGTTTTTACACGAGATGAAGCCAGAGAACTGTTTTCGTGTTGCCGTCTCAGCTATGACGATGTGAGCGAGAACGACATTTACATGTTGGAAGCCTTTGTCGGCTGCGAGCTGAGTCAATTCAATGAGCTGAATGAACTGCAAATGCACGTTTCGCATAGGAAGGAGGACGCTCCAAAAATCAACGTTCGCAATGAACCGGGCAACCCTATCGAATCGGCCTTCTTGCATGTCGATTGCGATTACTTCAAAGGACGAGAAGCGATCTCCTTCAACAGCGACGGCTTTATCGGATTCGCAGGCTGGGCTGATGACGGCAACGTTCAACCGTTTTTACGGGCTTTTGTTGACTGGGTAGTTTTTTGGATGGATGGCAAATGAGTTCTTACGTTAAGCATGTCGGTGATCTGACTGAGCCTGTTGAGTTCAACGCTTCGCAGGTTACCGAGAAGATGACCTCAACGGTCGATTCTGAGTTTTCTGAGTTTTCTGAGTTCGACCCTGTGACCAAGCCCGCGCATTACGCGGGGCATACCGGCATCGAGTGCAAGCAGGCAATGGAATCGATGCTCGGTACCGATGAATACGTGTCCTATATGCAGGGATGCGCATTCAAGTACCTGTGGCGCTGGAAGTCCAAGAACGGCATCGAAGACCTCAAGAAGGCGCATGAGTGCATCGAGAACATGCTTGAAGCGCTGGAAGGCTGCGCGTCATGAGCGGCGGTGACTTCTACGCCGCGCCCAAGATCGTCACCGTTCGCAAGGCGCATAAGTGCGCGTACTGCGGTAAGACGATTCCAGTAGGAACACGTGGCGTGCTCATGGAAAGCGGCCTTTGGATGCGTCTGTTCTGGAAGCGCTACGCGTGTCCGCGCTGCCAGCCATATGTCAGTGAGTTTTGGAGCTGGCAAGGCTTGGAGAGCGAAGACATCGAATGGGATTTCGACGAGTTCATGCGGGAGTATCACCGCGATGTGTGGGTGACCGACGATGACGATTAGGAGCGACCGCAAGACCCTCGAGAACCTGTGTGCCGTATCGCAGGACATGAGCCGGCGCATTACAACGTGCGAGAAGCGCGGACACGATGGAGCGCGGGTCGATTACGACGATCTTATTTGCTGGTGCGATTGCGTCACCGACGCAATCGAAGTGATTCACCAAAATTTGGAGGAAAGCAATGAAAGAGTTTAAGACCGAGGAAGAGTATGAAGAGGCATCGTCGATGCTGGTTGGGTGCGCCCTGCTGATCGTCCCGTTTGCGATGCTGGTTGCCAGTATCGCCATTGGCTTCATCTTCGGAGCTGGATATGGGTTCCTGGCCTTCTCCTGCTTCCTGCTGATCGTGTGCATCTACTTCATTTACGCGGCAAAGATCAGCATGCACAAGGCGAAGAAAGCGGCTGGAAAGGAGCGGGACGATGATTAAGATTTCCGGCTGCTGCGACGGGTGCGGGAAGGAAGCAGACTGCACCAACATTAACGAATTCGCAAGGGTGCATGCCTTTGACAAGGGCAAGCTTATCGAGTTCGACATTTGCAAAGACTGCATCCACGAGATTCGCGACATGTCGGGCAGCGTTATCGACGTTGTGCGTGAATTGAAGCGTCGCCATGGGCGTTGAGGTCAAGCGCGACCCAAAGGGCGTGTGGTACGCGCAGCCGTATCTTGGCAAGGCACCGGACGGGCGGCAGATACGGCCACGCCGTAGTTTCCCGGATGCCAGGACGCGCGATGAAGCGCAGGCTTTGGCTGATGCCTGGGCTTCGCACCTGACCCTTGACGGCAAGGTCAAGAGCACGCTGATAGTCGACCTGCTTTGGGAGTACATCGAGCAGCGGAAGGTCAAGGGCGCAGCCATTAACACCGTGAAGAGGTGGACGTTTTTCACACGAACCTACGTGGGCAAGTACCTTAAAGGCAAAGTCGCTCGCGACCTTACCGCCATTGAGCTGAACGACTTCGAGACGAGGCTTGGCGTGAGCAAGAAGAACGGCGGTCAAGGTCTTTCGTGCAACACGATCATCAGTGTTCACCACTTTTTGCGCGGCGCATACAACTTTTGGGTGCGCATCGGCATCTGCGAGAACAACCCAATGCTTATGGTCACAAAGCCGCCAGAGGAACGCCATGAAGCCGTGAGCATCGACGAATGGGATTACAGGGCACTCGATGCCATGGTCTCCGAAAAGCTCAACCTTGAGGCGCCCGAGAAGCGCTTCATGCGCCAATCAGCCTACGCTTTCGCAGCTTGGCTTGCACTACACACGGGGATGCGTGTCGGCGAGGTGTGCGCCGTTAGACGGCGCGACCTCCACAAGGCGCAGGGGTTCATCCTCGTGAGTGGAACGGTCATCGAGGTTCCGGGCGGTGGCGTTATTCGCTCCAACGTGACCAAGAACAAGAAGACGCGGCCTGTGGCACTAATCGACGAAGAGTGGGAGCTGATAAAAGCCTATCTCGCGCAACAGGATTCGATTTCAGACGCTTTTACGCCCGATTCGCCACTGGTGAGCATAGACGGCTCTTACATGCGCCCTACGACCGTCTCAAAGGCTTTCAGCCGCGCTCGCGACCGTGCGGGCATGCCGAGGACGTACGTGTTCCACTCGTTGCGCCATACGCACGCCACGTGGTGCCTGGCGAACGGCGTTGACCTCAAGACGCTTGCAGATCGCTTGGGACACTCGAACGAAGCGACCACGCTGAAACTCTACGCGCACCTTCTGCCGGGGCGCGACCAGGCGGCGGCTCAGGCGTTCAACAACTTTGCCAAGCAGCTTGAGGACGGAGTGTAAATGGTGTGTAAATGGCAAGACCTCTGCCATTTGCGTCACGACACGAAAATGAGAGGTCAGAAAGCAAAACCGATGGTTTGGGAACGGTTAGCCGCCGTATTCCAAGTAAGAATCAGGAGATAGAGAAAATGATACCAAAACTGACTACCGAACAAAGGCATGCAGCCCTCGATAAGGGCATGCAGATAAGGCATCAACGGGCGGAGTACCGCGAGCAGTTGAAAAAGGGCGCTTTGCCACTTGAAAAGTTCTTTGAGCTTGCGGATGAAGGAGATCAGGCGGCTGCGGGCATGCGCGTCAAGCAGATGATTACGGCTTTGCCTGGATATGCCGAGACCCGCGCCGAACAGCTCATGAAGAAGCTGCATATCGCGAGCAGTCGCAAAGTAAAGGGCTTGGGCAGGAACCAGCGGGCAAACCTGCTGTCTACGCTGGTGAGGTGGTAGGCATGCGCAAGCGAGATGATTACCGTGTTGCGGTTAAGAGCGTCACTCTGCTCATTACGATAGCAGTCTGCCTGCTCATTGTCGGCCTGTTGTTCCTGTCGTTTTGCGTAGTGGAAGCGCTCGTGTTGCTCTTCGCTGGCGGTGCGTTCTCGCTGGTGTTCCCTGCAATCGCTACCGCTGTTGCAGTGCTTGCAATCATGGCGCTTGCCCTGGTGGCTGGTGGTGCCGAATGAGCGCGGAGAGTTTGAACACCTGCACGCTGAGCGGAAATCTTGGCAACGACGCCGAGGTGAAATACACGGCTGGCGGCATGGCAATTACGGTGTTTTCGCTTGCCGTCAATCACCGTCGCAAGCAGCAAGATGGTAGCTATGCAGATGAGACTAGCTGGGTCGATTGCACGATATTTGGCAAGCGCGGCGAATCGCTGCAAGCTAATGGCTACCTGCAAAAAGGCGCAAAGCTTGCCGTCGTAGGGCACCTGCGCATGAGCACGTGGGAAGCAGACGGCCAACGCCACCGCAAGCTAGAGGTCATCGTTGACAACATTATCGGCATGACCAACTACAGGCAGCCGCAACAGCCGCAGGCTCAGCAGCCGTACCAGGCTCAACCGCAGCAGGCATACGTGCCTGACGTTTACAACGAAGACATTCCGTTTTAAGGGGCAGATATGCAAGGACGAAAACTGAACGTGAAGCTGTTCGACGGCGGGGATTTGCCGCGCTATGCTCATGACGGAGATGCTGGCTTTGACCTGTGCATCACCGAGGATTGCAGGCTTGAGCCGAACGCCCGCGCAATCGTCGGGCTCGGATGCGCTTTCGAGATTCCGAGTGGGTGCGTTGGGCTGTTGTTCCCTCGCTCTGGTCTTTCGAGCCTTTACGGCGTCACGCTCAGCCACAGCGTCGGAGTCATCGACAGCGGCTTTCGCGGCGAGGTGTGCGCACCTCTCGTGAACCTCAGCTGCGACACGGTGTATCTGCCGAAGGGTCCGCGGGTATGCCAGATGGTCGTTGTGCCGTTTGTGCCGTGCGACCTGGTGAAGGTCGAAAAGCTGAGCGGCACCGAGCGTGGCGAAGACGGCTTCGGCTCTACCGGTATTGAGTAGATGATGTGTCGTGGGTGCCAAGGAATACTTTGAGGGCATACGCGACGAGGTGGCGAGCCTTGAGAAGTCAAGAGAAATGCTTGCACGTCTCAAGGCTCGTGAAGGGGCAAAGGCTCAGAGTTATACGGCTGGCGGTGGTGGCGGTTCGTGTGACCCTATGGATGCGATCAATGGGCGCATCGACTTTGAGCAACGCTTGAAGCTGCGCATCGTTGAAAGCAATGCCGCCGTTGATGAAGCCTGCGCTGTGCTGTATGGCAACGACAATCACGGCGGCTTGGCAAAACTCAAGGGCAACCGCTACGCCGATGCGGTATGTATGGGCTACTGCCAGGCGATGCCATGGGCTGACGTTGCTGTTGTTATGCAGTGTTCGCCCAAGTGGTGCCGCGAATTGTGCAATGCCGCGTTCAGGTATATCGATGCCGTTGGCGTGGCGTGGCTAAAGGAAAATTAAAAACAGTACTTCCCTTCACTTCCCGCTTTATGCTAAAGTTCGCTACGGTGGATTAGGTAAACGAAAGGGACACGGGCTTCGGCTCGCGTCCCTTTTTTGTTGGGAAGATACGGCGATGGCTAAGGGCTTCTCATACCGCTTCTATCACTCGACCGACTGGGAACAGGCTCGCGAGCAGGCATTGCAACGCGATTGCTACCTTTGCCAGCATTGCTTGGCTCAAGGAGTAGAGACACCAGCGGTCATGGTTCATCACATCGTGGAGCTGACTCCAGCGAACGTCAACGATCCGAACATCAACACAAACCTCGACAACCTAGTGAGCCTGTGCGACCTGTGCCACAAGAAGGTGCACGGCTGGGTAAGACAAGGCAGCACTAGGCAAGGCTTGGCGTTCGATGAGGACGGCAACTTGGTTTCGTTGAACGGTGAACACACAGACTGAGCACAATTCGCAGCTCACAAAACAGAGACAACAAAACAGCAGGTCAGAGCGACGCAGCATCCCCCCGTTCGAAAACCAAGGCTACCAGCCTAGGGCACCAACGCCGGGAGATAGATTTATGCGCGCAGAGGTTTTCAGAACGGGGGTGGTCTTGTGGCAAAGCGAAAAGTATGCGAAAGTACCGAGATTTCGCCGAAAGTCGCGAAGAGTCCCCCGAAGCGGAACGGGCAATCGGTGCAATCGCTCTATCAAAACGAGTTGAAACGCTTGCAGCGCTTGACCAAGGACGTCATTCCAGACGACAAGCGCACAGCCATCATGCCGCTCATGTCGAACATCGCGTTTCTGAAAGTGAAACTCGACCAAGCTCGCGTGGAGCTGATGGGCGAAAGCATCTTCACCGAGTACGACAACGGCGGCGGTCAATCGGGCTTGCGCGAGCATCCAGGCTTTTCCGCGTACAACAAGCTGTTCACAACGTTCTCGCGCGGTATCAAGCAGATCACCGATATGATGCCGAGCGGCAGCACTTCAGCCGATGCGCTCATGGACTACCTGAACGAGACGAGGTTCGGTGGCTAGGAAGAAGGCCGCTGGCTCGTGCGAAAAGGCGATACGCGAGTACTTCGGCGGCGTCCTCGACGGCACGATAACCGCGTGCGCGAAGATGCAGCAGGTCGCGGCCATCGTCCTTCGAGACTTGGACAACGACGACCCGCTGTATCCATACCACTATCGCGAGGAATACGCGCAGAAACACGTGAGCTTCATCGAGCGCTTCTGCCGACTTCCATCTGGCAAGCTCGGCCAGCCGTTCGAGCTTGAGCTTTTTCAGCGAGCCATCCTATCCGTCGTTTTCGGCTTCGTGGACGTTGAGGGAAAACGGCAGTATCGCGAAGTGCTCTGGATTATGGGGCGCAAGAACGGCAAGACCGCGCTTGCTTCCGCCATAGAGCTTGACTTGCTTATCAACGACGATGAGGGTGCGCCCGAGGTCTACAACGTCGCCACGGCTCACGACCAGGCGGCGAAGGGCTTCAACAACGCCTGGCGCATGGTTCTCACGTCGCCCGCTCTTGGGCGGCACGTTCGCAAGCGCGTGAGTGACCTCTACTGCGACCTCAACATGGGTTCAATCAAGGCGCTTTCCGCCAACACGAACCACCTCGACGGCCTTGACATCTCAGGTGCCATCGTTGACGAGCTCGCGGCAATGAAGAACCGTGATCTGTACGACCTAACCATTCAGGGCACGTCCGCCCGCCGCCAACCGCTGGTTCTGGAAATCACGACCAACGGTTTCGTTCGAAACGGCATCTTCGACGCCCAATACGAATACGCCACCAAATGGCTCGACGGTAAGGCGACAGGCGAGAAGGCTGAGCGCTTCATAGCGTTCATCTTCGAGCTTGATGAGCGCGATGAGTGGCAAGAGGAATCGGCGTGGATTAAGGCGAACCCTGGCCTTGGCACCATCAAAAGCCTTGAGGGCTTGCGCCAAAACGTCTCAAAGGCCAAAGATGACCCGACATTTCTGCCGACACTTCTGGTCAAGGACTTCAACCTCGTCGAAAACCAAAGCCAAGCGTGGCTTACGTGGGCTGAGATTCATAACGATGACACTTTCGACCCGTCCGACGGGTCTTTTTCTTATGCGGTGCTCGGCGTTGACGCGTCAGACACCACTGACCTCACCGCCGCATGCTTGCTGATGATGCGCCCGAACGACGAGCGCATATATGCGATGCACATGGCGTGGATTCCGCTTCGCGCCTTGGAGCAGGCGGAAACGGAAGGACGGCGCGGCGGTCGCGACGGCGTACCTTACGACGCGTGGATCGCGCGCGGGCTTCTGCGAACGTCTCCGACGCCAATCATCGACAAGCGGCTCGTGCTCGATTGGGTGGATGAGGTGCGCGAGAAATACGGCATCTATGCCGTCGCGTGCGGCTACGACCCGTGGCACATGCGCGACGTGCCGACGGTGGAAGCCTACGAAGGTTATTTCGGAGCCGACAACTTCAAGAAGGTCATCCAAGGCGCTCAAACGCTCTCGATGCCGATGAAGGAGCTACGCGCCCTGTACAAGGAGAACCGCGTAGTTGACAACAGCAACCCGATTGCCGAGTGGTGCCGCTCGAACGTCGCGGTGCGTAGCGACGCGAACGGAAACATCGCGCCCGACAAAAAGAACCAAGACCCGCGCAACCGCATCGACGCCTGGGCGGCGGAATGCGATGCATTCGTGGTCTTAAAAGACATGATGGACGATTTCAGAAGCATGATTGGAGGTTAAACGTGGCTAAACGAACGTCGATGTTCCGCTCAATGTTCGATGCCGTATTCCACAAGCCGATCATGCAGGCCGTGGACGGTTACTTCCAGACGTTCACGGCGTACGCGCCGCGCTTTACAACGTGGAGTGGCGGCATCTACGAAGCGGAGCTGACGCGAAGCATCATCGAGCGAAACGCCGACCACGCGAGCAAACTGAAACCCGAGGTTTCGGGAACCGCTCAGCGGTTGGCAACGCGCTCGCTCGAATGGCAGCCGAACCCATGGATGACAACGCCGCAGTTCCTGCATCGAATCTCGACGATGCTGGACGTGTGCGACACGTGCCTTATCGTTCCCATTCTCGACGGGAGCACCGAGACCATCACGGGCTACTATCCTGTCCTTCCGGGGCAGTGCGAAGCCTACGACGTCAGCGGAACGCTGTGGCTCAAGCTGTCTTTCCCTGGCGGTGACGCCACCATGCTCGAATGGTCGCGTGTCGGCGTGTTGACGCGTCACCAATTCAGAAGCGATTTGTTCGGTGACGGGACGAACGTGCTCAATCCGACGCTAGAGCTGATGCACGCGCAGAACGAAGCTGAGAAGACAGCCATCGAGCAAGGTGCGGCCATTCGCTTCATAGGCAAGATGTCGCAGAACCGCAATCCCGAAGACTTGGAGAAGGCCCGAAAGGAATTCAACAAGCAGCTCGGTTCGGCGAACGCCGGCGGTATAGCTGTCTATGACAATAAATACAACGATGTCAAGCAGATAACGCCGCAGAGCTACACGGTGGACGCCGCCCAGATGGAACGCATCGAGAAGGCCGCATATCGGTTCTTCGGCTCGTGCGAAGACATCGTTATGAACAAGGCCGACGAGGAAACATACAACTCGTTCTACGAGGGTCGCACAGAGGTTTTCGCGGTGCAGCTTGGATACGTGCTCACGTGCATGACCTTCACGCCGAACGAGATCGCGTACGGTAACAGCATCATGTTCAGCGCGAACCGCCTTGAGTTCGCTAGTAATCAAACAAAGCTCAACGTCGTCACATCGCTCTATGACCGAGGAATCATGACGGGCAACCAGGGCGCTGACGTGTTCCAGCTTCCGCATTACGAGGGCGGCGACCGCCACGTTATCCGCGGCGAGTACATTGACCTGGACTTGATAAGCGAGCACACATCCGAGCAAGCCGCCAAGGCGGCTGAGGTAAACGCAAACGTCGCGGCAATCGACGGTAAGAAGAAGGACGGTGACGACGATGCCAGCCAAGCCGAATGAGCGTCAATACAGAACAATGTCGATGGTGCTGCGCAGCCTGCCCGATGGCGGCAAGCGCGAGAAGCGCATCGAATCTGACTACTACGTCGAGGGATACGCTTCGACGTTCAATGATCCATACGTCATTTGGCAAGACCCTTGTGACGGCACCGAGTACCGCGAGGTCGTCAGCCCAGACGCATTCGTTGATACCGACATGAGCGACATCATCATGCAGTTCGACCATGTGGGTGACGTTTTGGCGCGCCAGTCGAACGGCACGCTCATCGTCGAGCCCGACGAGCACGGGCTTTTTATGGCCGCCGACCTCTCGAAATCAGAAGCCGCCCGAAACCGATTCGAGGAAATCGACAACGGCCTTGTTACGCGCATGTCGTGGGCGTTCACCATCGGCGCGTCCGAGTACGACCGAGACACGCATACCACGACAATCACGCGCGTCAAGAAGATTTATGACGTGTCCGCAGTCAGCCTTCCTGCTGACCCGAACACCGAAATAAGTGCAAGAAACCTTCTCAACGGAGTGATTGAGGAGTCGCACGTGGAGCACGTGCGCCGCAAGAACGCGCTCGTAAAGGCGCGTGCAGTAATGGCAATCGCCACCAATTAGAAGGGAAACAAACATGAACCTTGAAGACCTGCTGAAAGAGCTCCAGGCGCTCATCGACAAGTATTCCGCCGATGACGCCGAGCCGACCGATGAGGACGCCGCCCGCATGGCCGAGTTGACGAAGAGCATCAACGAGATTCGCGCGCAGCAGACTGCGACCGCACAAACCCGCGCCGCGACCGTCGCAGCAGCCCGCGCGGCCATCGAGAACGGCACCGCCCGTCGCGTGGATGCCGTTCCGCTGGCGCGTTCCGCCAATGTCGTCGGTGCTGGCAACGCCTACGACGTGACCGACTACGACGCGGCGGCAACCCGCGCGTGGGTGAAGGATGTCGCCGAGCGTTCGGGCGTCCAGCTCGTTGGCGGTACTGCTCTCACCGACGTCGAACGCGCAGCCCAGAACCACCTTATCGAGCAGCGTGCCGAGTTCACGCACACCACAGGCAATACGGATGCAATCATTCCCGTTGAGATTCAGAGCCAGATCATTAGCCTTATCGATAATACGGCGGTATTGTATGGTGACATCCACCGCTCCAACCTGTCTGGCCAGTTCGAGATTTCCCGCCACGTCTCTATCACGAAAGGCGACGCAGCGAAGACCGACGAGGGCGCGGAACCGACCGATGTTGAGCAGAACGAGTACGACGTGATTACGCTCACTGGCGAAGAGATCAAGAAGACCGTCGAGATGTCCCGCAAGATGGCCGTCCAGTCCCTCAGCGGCTTCCAGCAGTACATCATCGACGAGGTTTCCGCCCGCCTTGCCGTGGCCTGCAACGCATTTTCCCATACGCGCCTTGCCGACACCACGCTCGGAATGGCTGCTGCGAACAAGATCGAGACTGCAAAGGCAAACGCTATTGCCAAGTCCGACATCACCGGCATGCTTTCCAAACTCAAGACGTTTGGCAACCCCGCCGCTAAGGGCATCATTATTTACGCCAACAACGACACGATTTGGAACTACATCGCCATGATTGAGGACGCCAACAACCGTTCCTATTTCGTGAACGAGAGCACCGATGACCCGACCGTTCAAGGTCGCATCTTCGGCAAGCTGGTCAAGTGCGACGATTCCATTGCCGACGGCGTTATCAAGGCGGGCTATCCTGACCTGTTCCACGGCAACCTGTTCGATGGCCCCGACGTAACGCCATACGTTGCGCCCCGCAGCCAGAAGCGCTGCTTCGATGGCTACGTGCTCTTCGATGGCGGGCTCGTGGTACCGCAGGCGTTCGCCCAGCTGACCATCAAGACCGCCTAAGAAGGCGGTGCGCCATGGCCGACAAAGCTAAGAGCAAGCTGCTCGACGCGTGCCGCGCCGCCCTGCGCATTCCCGCTTTCTGCAACGACTTCGATGAAGAGATTGCAGACGTCATCGACGCTGCCCGCGCCGAGCTGGTAGCGGGCGGCGTCCTTCCCGAGAAGGCCAACGACGACTCCGATGGCCGCATTCGCCTTGCCATCAAGGTATACGTCAAGGCGAACTTCGGCATGGACAACCCAGATGCTGAGCGCTTCATGAAGTCGTTCGAAACCATGCTCACGAGCATGAGCGGCGATTCTGCGTACAACGGCGGTGATGCGGCATGAGCGGGTGGGCTGGGGTTTGCACGTTGATTGCAACCGTTTCCGAGCGCGACGAGCTGGGGGTTTCGCACAAAAAGGAGCGTTTCCGCTGTGTGCCGTGCAACGTCTACGGCATCAGCCAGACGGCGTATTACACCGCCGCGCAAGCTGGCGTTAAGCCACAGGCCGTCATCACGGTTCGCGCGTGCGCATACAGCGGCGAAAAGCTCTGCGAGTTCAAGGGCATCCGCTATGCCGTCGATTCGGCGGTTATGTCGGGAGCCGATGACATGCGCCTAACGCTGGTCGAGAAAGTAGGCAACAGGTGAGCGGTATAAAGATTGACCAGCTGGAAGCAATCATCGTCAACAACATCGAAGAGGTTATCGAGGACAACGAAGAGGTATTGCAAGGCAACGTCAAAGCCGCTGGCAGCAAGGCGGTTCGCCTGCTGAAAGAGCGAAGCCGGAAGAAGAAGCGCCACGGCGGAAGCTACGCAAAGGGATGGTCTTCCGACGTGAAGACCGAAGCGACCGGCACGACCTGCGTTGTCCATAACAGGCAATACCAACTTACGCATCTGCTCGAAAATGGCCACGCTATCAAAAACCAGCACGGCGACTATCCCGGCAAGGTCGAGGGCGATCACGTCATCGAGGGAGTTTACAAGGAGGTTGCCGCCGAGTTCTCCAAGGGGGCACAATGAACAGCCTTAAAGACCTCGCGAAGCTGCTTGACGCGTTCGGCCTTCCGTGGGCTAACGGCGGCTTCCGCGACGGCGGTTTTCCCGCTCCGCCGTATATCGACATCGAAGCCGGTTACGGCGAGAGCATGTGCGCGGACAACACCGCTTGGTGCCGATGGATGCCGTACGATGTGGCGCTTTACGTGCGAGAGCGCGATTATGAGCTTGAGAAGCGATTCGAAGCGGCGCTCGATGCCGCAGAGTTCAATTACAGCAAAAAGGTAACGCCGCTTGACGGTGACGATCTTATCGAAACGGCTTACGAAATCGACGTTACCGAATAAAGAAAGGAGCCGACATGGCACGAAATGGTTTCTTCGGCGTTAAGAACGTGCACGTTGCGCGTTTTACCGACGAGGATACGTTCGAGTACGAGAAGCCCGTTCACATCCCGGGCGCGGTCGAATTTAAGATGGAGCCTTCAATCGAGCAGGCTACGAGCTACGGCGATAACGAACCTTGGCTCGATAAGTATCAGGACAACGGCGGCTCTATCACGTGGTCGCTCTACGACATCGAGAGCACGCCGGAGCTTCGCGAGCTTCTGGCCGACATCAACGGATTCGATATCGACGCGAAAGGCCGCGTGCTTGCAACATCCGGCAAGACCCCTAAGCCGTTCGCCTTCATGTGCGAGCAGCCCGGCCACGCCGTCGGAAAGCGCCGCTGCATCTACAAGTGCACGAGCAAGCCAGCGTCCGTCGATGCGAAGACGCTTGAGGACAAGCCCGACATCACGCAGATCGATTACGAGCTTACGTTCCGCCCCGTCACGCTTCCGACCGGCTGGCGCGGATGCTACATCGACACGTATAGCGACCTCACGGATTACGATAAGTTCTTCGAGCAGGTTGATACCGCCGTCAAGCCTAAGACCGAGGCCGCGTAATGGACGGCGGAATCATCGAGGTTGGTGGAGTTAAGTATCCCGTTGCTTGCAATGCGTTCACCCCTATCGCATACTCGCGCGAGTTTTACGTTGAGCGCAAGGACGGGAGCCGCCGACCGAAGGACATCAACGAAGCCGTTTCGATGGTGATTGAGGTTTCTGCAACGTCGAACATGCCGCCCATCGTGCCCCTGCTCGAAATCTTCTATGCCTTTGCGAAGACGTACAATGCCACGGCGAAGGACAAGACAGACCTTGGAAAATCATTCGAAGATTGGGTTTGCAGCTTCCCGCAATCGGAATTCGACCTTGAGCGCGAAGGCGGTTGGGCATTCGACGTGATGCAGATCATCAAGGACAACTTTTTTCCGAATGCAAAAGCGGACATGGAAGCCGCGACCGCCGAAGCATCCGATGCCGCCGCTTCCGCCGGAGCTGGAAAGTAGCTGCGACGCGCTCTATATCTACTCTTGCCAGCAGGCGGGATTGAGCGTCCAAGACCTGCACACGCTGTCTTATGCGCAGGTGCAAAACCTTATCGAGGTATACAGCTTCGTAAACGATGCCGTGGCGTATGCCGAGGATGACGAGCAGGCGCGGCAAGGCGAAGCGGCCTTCTGGGCTGGACTGTGAGCGTAAAGCGCCAGCGCACCTACGCGGTGCGCTGTTCTGTGCGCTCATTTCTTTCATTGACAATCGAAAAGAGGTGAAACCGTGGCTGTCACGTACAAAGGGCTGACAATCAAGTTCGGCGGCGATACGACCGAGTTGCAGGGCGCGTTGAAGAGCGTGCAGAGCACGGCGAAGGATACGCAGGGCGCGTTGAAGGACATCAACCGCGCCTTGAAATTTGACCCCGGCAACACCGATTTGCTCGTTGAGAAGGAAAAGCTTCTCAACCGCGCCTATGGCGAGACGAAAACGAAGCTCGACGCTTACAAGGCTGCGTTGGCAACGCTCGACGAGAAGAAGCGCAGCGGCGCGACGCTCACCGAGCGCGAGGAAGCGCAGTATTCGAGCCTTAAGGCTCAAATCGCAATCTGCGAAAACCAGCTTGAGAGTTATTCCGACGATCTCAAAAGCGTCGGTCGCGAAGCCCAGGCATCGAAGAGCAACCTTTATCAATTCGGCCAGACAATCCAGGACAACAGCGACAAGCTGGAAAAGGCGGGCAAGGGTCTTGAGACTGCCGGTAAGACCATCACGGGCACCGTCACCGGCGCTGCTACCGCGCTTGTCGGGCTTGCCAGCAGCCAGGAAGAGCAGATCGAGCAAACGCACCAGCTGGACGCTGCATGGAAGGATGCTGGAGGTACGTCCGAGCAGGCGCGAAGCTCCTATACCCTGTTTTATAAGTTACTTGGCGAAGAGGACACCGCGACCGAAGCGGCGCAGAACCTGTCGCGTCTGACCACCAACCAGCAGGAGCTTGACAAGTGGAACAACATCGCCGCAGGCTCGTTTTCCAAATTCGGCGATGCCCTACCGCTCGAAAACCTCGTCGAAGCTTCGCAGGAGACGGCGCACACCGGCACCGTCACCGGCGGTCTTGCCGATGCCCTCAACTGGGCAACGGCCAGCAACGAGCAGTGGAGCGCAGCGCTTTCCGGCAACCAGGCGGCGCAGCAGGCTTTCAACGACCAGATAGACCAGGGCGCGACCAAAGAGGACGCTTTCAACGCGGCGCTTGCCGCCTGCGGTGACGAGCAAGAGCGCTCTTCGCTTATCACGCAGACGCTCGATGGCCTTTACGGCAACATCGGCGAGACGTACCAGGAAACCAATAAAACGATGCTCGACGCGCGCGAAGCGCAAGCCGAGCTTAACCAGAAGATGGCCGAAGCCGGAGAAGCGGCGATGCCGTTCAAGGAAAAGGCGCTTGAGCTTGGAACGACCTTGCTTGAGAAGGTAACGCCAGCGCTTGAGGGAGTTTCGGACTGGTACAAGTCCCTAACGCCTGAGCAGCAGGACATGGCCACCAACGTTGCTTTGGGGACGATCGCGTTCGGCGGTCTTACAACCGGCATCGGCAAGACGCTCCAAAAAGGCGTTGAGATCGGCCAGACGTTCAAGGACGTTGCGGGCGGCTTCGCTTCCCTCGCGGGCAAGTTCGGCGAGGGCGGCGGCGCTATAAGCACGGCTGCAACAGGCTTCGGCGGCATCGCCGAGAAAGCTGGCGGCTTGGCATCTACCCTTGGCGGCAAGCTCTCTACAGGGTGGACATCGTTCACCGGATTGATCGCCGCAAACCCAATCTTGCTTGGCGTGGCTGCGGTTGCCGCTGCCGTCGCTGGCCTTACGTGGTTCTTCACCCAGACCGAGACTGGTAAACAGCTCTGGTCTGACTTCACCGGCTGGATTTCAGAGAAATGGCAGGGCGTGCAGGATTTCTTCGCAGGCGTGCCGGAATTCTGGTCTGGGATTTGGGACGGGATAACCGGAAAGGCCGAAGAGGCCAAGAACGGCCTTTCGGAAAAGTTCGAAGGCATAAGGCAAGGCGCGTCCGATGCTTGGGAGGGTTTGAAGACCAACGCGTCCGAAGCTTGGGAGAATCTGAAATCCGGAGCATCTGAAAAATTCGGCGCTATCAGGGATTCAATCCAAACAGATATGAACACCGGCAAAATTGTCGGTTCTTCGGCTTCAAATGCCCTTAAAGCTGCCATGAACGGTGATTGGGACGCTGCGAAGTCGCAGGCCGGTATTGCCTTCCAGGCTATCCAAAGCAACATCCAGACGAAGATGAACAATGCGAAGGATAATGCGATAAACGCCGGAAACGCCATCGGTGAGAAGCTTGGCTTCCCGGGGCTTGGCAGCAAGGTCGCTGGCGTTTTCTCGAATATCAAGAGCAATATCACTTCGCCGATCAATGATGCCTGGAACTTTGTCAGCAGCATCCCCGGCAGGATTCAGGGGGCGTTCAGCGGGATTCGCATCAGCTTGCCGCATATCAGCTTGCCGCATTTCCACGTCAGCTGGCGTGACATCGGTGGCGTTGTGGAACTGCCGTCCATCAGCGTCAACTGGTATGCAAAGGGCGCATCGTTCGACAAGCCTTCAATCATTGGCGTTGGCGAAGCTGGACTTGAGCACGTCACGCCCGATACAAAGCTGCGCACAAGCGTCAGAGAGAGCGTCGAGGCGGGTATTTCTCGCGTGCTCGACCGCCTAAGCGGCGGCTTCGGTGGCGGAGCCCAGGTGAACGTGACCGTCAACGCTACCGTTGCAAACAGCATGGACGCGTACACGACCGGTCAGCAGATCGGCGCTGGTATTGCCAGCAGGTTAAAGCAGAAGGGGGTGCCCGTTGGAGCTTAAGCGTAAGCGAAACCAAAGCGACAGCATTGTCTTCAACGGGCACGACCTGTCGAAGCTCGTCTACTGTAAGGTGCGCCGCCCAATCATGGCGGACGTTTCGGCGAGCTTCGAGGATGCGCCCGGACGGCACGGCGAATACTTCAAGAACGCTCGTCGCGCCGGTTACGATTTGCAGATTGACATGTGGATTCGCACCGAGCACCGGCGCGAGGTCGCAAAGGCACGCCATGAGCTGGCGGCGCTGCTCTGGTCTGACGAGCCAGCGCCGCTTTATCTGCCCGATGACCCTACGCGTTATTTGATGGCAATCGTTAGCGGCGCAACCGACCTTGACGAGATCACCGACGATTGCCCGCAGGCAACCGTTACGTTCCACATCGGCGACCCCGACTATTACGGTCAGCATCGCCGGATGGACGTGAGCGGCGCGGCGTCGTTCGCTGTCGGCGGCACGCTGCCTGCGGCGCTCACCGTGACGGCCAAGCCCGGCGCATGCAGCTCTTGGCGCATCACCAACACCGACACCGCCGAGTTCGTCGAGGTTGTCCAGCCGTTGACGGCTTCGAGCGTGGTTCGGATGGTTTTCGATAAAGAGCACGTGACCGTTAACGGCTCTGTCGCTCAGCTCAACATCATGAGCGACTTTTTCACAGTCAAAGACCGTGCGCACATCAAGATTTCTAGCGGCTCTGCGGTGCTGGAATGGGAGGAAAGATGGCTTTAATAAACAAGGTCAACTTCACCCGTTTCAGCCGATTCGGCGTTAATCTCGGGCGGCTCACCTACACAGCCGCCACCCATGAGGAAGCAACCGACGGAACCGACGAGCTTAAGATCACGTGCGACGAGGATTTGACCAAGGGCGAGCGCCTTGTTTGGCTTGACCGGCAAGGCGTTGCACATGAGCATATCGTTGACGAAATCGAGCGCCTGCACGATGCCGACGGCAAGCCTTATACCAGCGTCACGTGCATCAACTCAATCAACGAGACGTGGGATGATTACATCGAGGACAAGCGACCTTCCGGCAGCGCTGCCGTGGCGCTCGCTTCAATCCTCGCTGGCACACGTTGGGAAGTTGGCAACTGCGACCAGCCCGGCGGCGCTTCGCACACCTTCTACCACATCAGCGTTCGCGAAGGCTTGAGCGATTTGCTCAAAACCTGGGGCGGCGAACTTGAAACCGTCATCGAGACGGACGGCGTGCAGGTCACGCACCGATACGTTCGCGTGGTCGCGACGCGCGGAAACCAGCAAAGCCCTAAGCGCTTCACCTGGACGAAAGACCTTATCAGCATCAAGCGAAAGACGGGCAGTGCCAACCCTAAGACGCGCGTTTACGGCTACGGCAAGGGCGTTGAGACGGATGGCGGCGGCTATGGCCGACGCTTGACGTTCGGCGATATAAACGGCGGCAAGGATTACGTTGAGGATGCGTCCGCAACCGAGGTTTGGGGGCATCCCGACGGCAGCGGCGGCATCGCTCCCGCTGTGGACGTTTACATTAACGAGCAGTGCGAGGATGCAGCGCAGCTTTTGGCCGAAACGCGCGATTACCTCGAAACCGTTAAAGCGCCTACCGTGTCATACGAAGCGAGCGTGCTTGACCTGTTCGCGTTCGGGCGAGATTGGGAGGGCGTGGCCGTCGGAGATTGCGTGGCGATCATCGACAAGGGCTTTTCCGATGCCGGAATCAGGCTTAAGGGCCGCGTCTCGAAGCTGTCCCGCGACCTGGTGACCGGCGATGCATCGGTGACGTTCGGCAATCTCACCGATGACCTGGCAGACATCTTCCAGGCGATGACGCAGCAGCTAAAGAGCGGCAGCAACCAGCGTGCGAACTATGACGCGGCAGCAGGAACGTCCGTTTCGTGGCTCAGCCAGCTCATGGCCGCGCTAAACAAGGCGTTTAACGCAGTCGGCACGTACAAAGTCGAGACGTTCGAGCTTGGCGTTATCTACTCAAACGTGCCGCTTGATGCCGAAACGGGCGTGCCGCTCAAGGCAACGTCCGGCATGTGGGCGGTCAACATCAACGGCATGGGCATCCGCCTTGCCGCATCGCTTGCAAGCGACGGTCAATGGAATTGGCGCACGTTCATCACCGGCGCTCAGGTGAGCGCCGATTGCATCAACGCCGGAACGATGCGGGCAGACCGCATCCGCGCGGGCTTGCTGACAGACGAGGTAGGCGCGAACTATTGGAATTTGGAGACGGGAGAATTCCAGCTATCGCCCGCCGCGAAGTACGGTGATGGCGGCTGGACTGTAGATGGCGTTATCGAAGACCTGCACAGCGGGATAACGCAGAACAACAAGGACATCGAGAATCTGGGGAAAGACTTCCAGGAAAGAAATAAGGAAATCGACGAAACGATAAGCAGCCTTGACAAGACGGTTGACGACATCGCCAAAGACGGGATCGTCACCGAGGCGGAGAAAGCTGCCGTAAATAAGATTCTCCAGACCGTGCAGAAAGATAAAGAAGACCTATCTGCACTACACAGATCCCTGTCGTCAAACAAGAATTTGCAGGTTCAATTCAAGGCGCAAGTCTTAGAGCCGAGGTACAACAAAGCGTTCGGCGAGGGCGGAGCGTTCGATGTCCTGATGTCAGCCATCTCGGATGTCACGAACTGCTCGACAGCCGAGGCGCTGAAAGCCGCCATGTCGGATTATAAGAGCGCCTATGAAAGCTACTCATCCGCAGTAACGGTCTATTCGGCGGTAGCGCGACAGGCGACGAGCATGATTGCGCAAGAGGTTGCTAAGACCGATGCGGAGAAACTTGTCGACAATCTCGACGAGAGCCTCAAACAGCAAGAGATCTTCAATCGGCTAACTAACGACGGAGCAAACAAAGGCATCTACATGTCCAATGGCGAGCTGTACGTCAATGCGACATACCTCAAGAGTGGAACTATCGGCGACGGTCAGGGGAAGAACTACTGGAATCTGACGAGCGGCTATTTCCAGACGACCTATGGTGTCATCGGCGGGCTATCAATCGATAACAACAAATTGTATAGATATAAGCTCACGCTCGATTCGAACACCTCTGGTCTCTACATAGGTACAGACGGTTTCAGCGTCGGCGGCGGCACCTGCTATACGGCAATGGCCAACGGATACCTATACGGCGGCACGGCTGAGGACATTACGGGCTACGTCGGATTCAACAACTACAACACCAAGTCCAAGGTGTATGGCGCGCGTCTCGCTGGCAAAGGGTGCATCTGCCTTCTCACCGATGACTGGATCGGCGTCGGCGAATACAAAGACCGTGGCGAGTACGTCTCCTGTAAGACCGGCATGAGCGGCAGCGTCACGCTCGTCGGGAACCTGAAAAGCTCGTGGACAAATCTTCAACTGACCGGAACGTATAACGTGTCCGGCCTTTGCCAAAACCTGTCTATGACTTGGACAAATTGGACGATCACTTTCGACCACGGACTAATGATCACGTCGCTATAAGGAGGTATGGAATGACCACGTTCAGAGTTGAGAAGGATGGACTCTCGTTTTACGTCCAACCACACATGCTCGATTACTACGCTGCGAGTGGCTATGCCATATACAAGACTGTAGAGGAGAGCGTCACAGACGTTGCCGCGGAAATCGCCGCGCTTGACGATTCGGCACCGATTGTGGAGGAAGTGAAGGTCAATGGATAAAGGAATCGAATCTCTGGCAACCGCGCTCGGTGCCAGCGTTACGGAAAGCAAGCAGAGCATCGAAATCGAGAACATCATCCCCGATGAATATAGCAATGCCCAGATGGAGCAGATGCTTATTGCGCTCGAGCCGCTTCTTGACCGCCGCGACATCGTAGGCTATGCCGCCGCACGTAATACGAGAGTGTTGCGTGCGGAGGCGCTTGAGTACCTAAAACGCCGCGATGAGCTTATCGCGCAGTACGGCGAACCTGAACTTGGCGATGATGGGCTTCCCACCGGTCGCACGCAGCTTCGCATCGGTTCAGACGAGCACAAGGCTTTCTGCCGCGAAATCGAGATGTACGCAAACATCAAGCATCGACCTAACCTGTTCAAGATTGCCTATGCCGACGCGATCGGAAAGATGACAGGAAACGAGATTTTGGCGTGCGAGTGGATGCTGGTCGACGGTGATGCCCGATGAACACCCAGACTATCGAGCTTGACATCGACAAGCGCGGATGCGGCAACAACTGCATCCGAATCGCCCAGGGCGAGGGCGGCGGAACGACCATCAAGGCGCTTATCTACGACAACGGCGGCGAGCTGTCTTTGTCTGGGTACAGCGCTTATTTGGTTGCCCGATTGCCCGACCGAATCCACTATTACCGTGGCAGTGCCGCGGTCAGCGGCAATACGATCACCTACGTTTGCGATGAATCCAAGCTCGCAAGCGTTCCCGGCTACACCGACGAAGCCTATTTCGAAATCGTTAAGGACGATTTCCTTGCACAGACGGAGCGATTCGCCCTGGACATCCTGCGAAGCGCCAAAGAGGGTCAGCAGCCAGCGCAGTCTTGGGACAACGCGATTGATGACCTTATCAGGCGTGGGGAAACCGCCGTCACCAAGGGCGAACAGGCCGTCACAGACGCGGGCAAGGCGCTGAATAACGCCAACGCTGCGGTCAACATCTGCAAGAGCGCCACGGACGCGGCCAACACCGCGACGGGCAAGGCGAACGCCGCGACAAAGAGCGCCACGGATGCCGCTTCTGCGGCAAATACAGCCAAGACGAACGCCGACACCGCAACCAATGCTGCGACTGCCGCGACAAACGCGGCGAAAGCATCCACGGACAGCGCAGATCGGGCGGCTGCGGACGCTCGTAAGGCGGCTGAGGAAGCTCGCGGCTCCGTGAGCGCAGACAGACAGTTTTACTTCAAGCGAATCACAGACGAGAACGGAGACACGCGCCCTGTTCTCGTCGATATGACAGTTAGTTAGGAGTTGGCATGGACTATAACTTTCCGACAGATGAAGCGCTGAAAGACGGCCTTGCGTCCATCGCAACAGCCATCGGCAAGCTTGCCGACGTGAAAGCTCTTGAGCGTGATGAAGCGACCGGACGATACAAAAACAGCGCAATCAAAGCAATGGTGGACAAGCATAAGACCGGGCTTATTTACACGTGGCGTGTTCCCGCCGGAAGCCCTACGGCGCTGATTCCCGTGAGCGCTGCGGCAAAGCGTCTTGCTGCGACAAAGTTCGTTGCCGCCACCGCAACCACTCCAGCCGTAGATCCGTGTAATGCAGAGGGCGGGCCGTGGTTCCACGTTTCCGCGAACGCTGGTGCCGATCCCGACGGCGCACCGTGGGTTGTCGCTATCGATTCGGTTGATTACGGTTTCTCGCGCATCGACAACAGTAAGGGGAACAACGTCTACGAGATTGCGCCTGTGGTGTGGCAGCTTTGGGAGCCGCTTGAAAACGGCGATGCCCTATGGTCTATCTCCGACACGAAATTCACCGGTGCCGTCGCGTGCCCGGATGCATACTTGCCTGATGGAAGTCTGCGACCGTATATGCTTACGCCGTCATACCCTCTATCTATGGATTCGAATAACAACCCGCGCTCCATCTCGGGTATGCCGGTAAAGACGCGCACGATCAGTCACGATTCGCTTATAGACATTACAAAGTGCGCCACGACGGGCTATGGCGGCATGAGCGCCTACGACCAGTGGTATATCAACTTTCACCAGCTCACCAAGACGCTTAACAAGTCCTCGCAGGTGGATTTTCAAGGCTGCTCAAACTTCAACGTGCAGTTCCATCCTGTGATTGCCGAGAGCGATACAACACGAATCGTCGTTGCCGCTTCAATCGCCGCTTCGCTGCCGGTTGGATGCGCCCTCATGTACGGAACCAGCAACGCGGCTTCTTGTCCCGACCGTGGCGCATCGAACGCCTATGACGTGTTCGATGCTGCGGTAGTTGAGGGCAAAGAGACGCTTGCGGACGGCAACGTTGCCCTGCTGATGCGTGTTGCAAAAGCGTTCTCCACTACCACTGATACGTGGGTTCAAACTTCGCCGTGGAACACCGGCTCGACCGACGAGCTTGTGGGGGATGGGCAGATTGCCAATGATGGCAAACATCCGTTCAAGATCGGCGGCGTTGAGACAGCAACAGGTGCTTGGGAAGTCATGGGCTGCGCTCTGTTCGTGAGCGATGGAACGGGCTTCGGAATCGCCGTGAACCCCGACAGCCGCAACGAGAAGAAGGGAGCTGTTGCCGACGGCGTGGTTGCAACTGCGGCGTGCATGCCGCTCAAAGAGGGCTACACGCTCAACTTGCAGATGGTGTGCGGCCTAATCCTCGAAAAGGATGTTGGCGGCTCCTCCACGACCGGCACGGGAGATTACTTCTACGTCAACGTTAACGACCAAACCGTGAAGGGAACTATTCGCGAGGTTCTGTTCCTCGGCGACCTGCGGGACGGCTCGAGGGCTGGTCTTCGCTACGCGAGCGCGAACGCGTGGTCTGGCGGGGCGATCTGGGACATCGCTTCCCGGCTTTCTGCCACCAGCCGCAGCCGGGGGTGAATCATGGCGTAGCCATGAGAGGGGGTTGACCCCCTTCTTTCTAGCAACAAACAGGGATACACGGTGAGGGCGGCGCTGGTGTCTGGTTCAGTTCCTCGGCAACCTGAGGGACGGCACGAAGGCTGGTCTTCGCTACGCGAACGCGAACACGAGGTCTGGCAGGGCGAACTGGAACATCGCTTCCCGGCAATCTGTCTATAAACAAGAACCAAAAGTTCTCGCACCGTGCCTACCCGGCGCGTCTCTTTCTGACGCGACCGGGCTAGCCTGGCTCAACTGAGCGAAATTTGTCCGCAAGGCTCGCGGGCTAGTAGCCGCTTGGCGAAAGCTCGTATGACAGACAGAAAGAGCTTTGGATTTGAAAACCTATTGCAAAAACTACGTCTTCACGCGCCAAAAGGTTGCAGAAGCGCTTGAGGAATGGAAGAAGGGCGATTCCGGCAGGAAGAACGAGCACCGAATCCAAGAGGAATACGGCTCGGAATCGTCCTTCATCGACGTTATATGGCTCGAATTATCAACTGAAACACTGGAATTCGAGCCGATCAGAACGCATGTAAAGCACGACCCGAATTCAGGCAAGTTGCGCGAAATCAGCGTCGAGAGTGTCAAGCGCCAAGTTTGCAACTACCTGTGCGTCAATGCGCTCGAGCCCCTACTGTCGGCTAAAGTCGGCTTCTGGCAAGTCAGCGGCGGCGTTAAGGGCAGGGGTGCAGCCCTCGGCATGCGTAAGCTCAAGCGGGCGATTCAGCGCTATCTACTGCACGTCCACGTTGACATACGAAACTGTTACGGCTCCATGCGAACAGAGATGGTCTTTGAGCTTGCGGCGCGTTACGTGCGAAACCGCAAGGTGCTCTATCTGCTTTATACGCTGCTATCGACCATGGGCGAAGTGCTCATTCTCGGCAGTTACCTTTCGCTGCGGCTGGCTGCTTTTGTCATCTCGTTCGCCTACCACGCCATTGAGGGCGTTGGTACGGTTAGGCGCGGCAAGCGCATGAATCTAGTAGGTTGTCAAGTCTGGTACGCAGATGACGGCTATTTGCTTGGCAACTCTAAAAAGGCGCTGAAAAGAGCGGTCATGCTCATCGTTCACGTGCTCGCAGGCTTCGGTCTTGAACTTAAGCCTTGGAAGATCATGCATAACGGCGTTGAGCCAATCGATTTCGCTGGTTATCGAATTTGGGCAAAGCACGTCGATTTGCGGAAGCGACTTTGGAAGCGTCTCCGCCGCGCGTTTTTCCGATTTGACAAACGAAGAACGCCGAGACTTGCCCGCCGCGTGTGCTCGTACTTTGGGTGGATGAAGACGGCGGAGATGGAAGAGCAATTAGTTGTACGTCAAAGAGTGTTCAACGCGGCAAGAGCCGCGAGTTAGGAGAAAACATGATTGTTAAAGCCGAGCGCACTGGCGAAGCGCCGGAACCAGTCAAGGTTATCGGCCAGAATGTCTGGCTGCGCAAGAACATCGAGACTTCTACACGCAAGGTCGGTTTGAACGATTCCGACACGGCTGCGGAAACTGTATACAGGTACGACGAGGTGTATTTCGTCGATTGCGGCTTTCCGACCGTCGAGAGCGTGCGTGAAAGCTTCGACGAGCTTTGGAGCGTCCATGCGGCAGACGGAATGCCCGATTCGGCGCGAATCGACGACGCTATCAGGCGGTTGGAGGCGGTCAAGGCATCTCTTGCGGATACCAACGCAGCGCTTCTCGAAATCGGCGACATCGTTGGCGGTGAGTAGCGATGGCGAAGATCTACTACGAAGCCGTCATGGATGGCAAGCGCACTGTCGAGAGCGTACCCAAGCTCTGGCGTGCCGCTGTGCAGAAGATGATCGATGACAATGCGAAGGAGAAATAATGGGAGCTATCTACACGTTCACGGAGCAGCAGATATGGGCAATCGGCGGCGCATTCCTGATGATGCTTATCGACATGGTTACAGGCATCGCCCAGGCAATTTACAACCGTAGTTTTAAGTCTTCGACGATGCGCCGCGGCCTATGTCATAAGGCAACGCTTTCCCTTATCATCATGCTGGTTATATGTATCGAGATTCTAAGCTCGCATATCGTTGGACTGAATTTCGGTGGTATTACCGTCTATGTCGTTTGCATCGCCATCATCGGCATGGAGTTCGCTTCTATCCTCGAAAACATCAAGCAGGCTTATCCAGAGCTTGCCGATACGCCCATCATGAAGATTTTCGAGCACGCCAACGCTGACACCGATGATATTACGAAGGCGATTGCCGATGAAGTCGCGAAGCGCGGCTAGGATGCGGATTGCCGTCGCACTGCTGCTGGGCTTTGCGGTAGGCATGGGCTTATGGTTCGTTTTGACTCTCGACCACGTTGGCAGAGATACGGCAGCATTTGGAAAAGCATATAACCAAGGCTATAGCGATGGTTATACAGCGGCTTTGCCTGTTTATGAAAAGAAGACGAGTGCGAAGAGCGGCTATATGCCGCTCTTCTTGCAAAAAGACCCTCAATGGGCTGATGCCGCCTACTCGGACGAAACCATAGGCACATACGGCTGCGGCCTGACGGCGGCGGCAATGGCGCTGAGCTACCTCAACGGTCGCGAGATTACGCCCGACCTGCTTGCAGCTTTCGTCGGCGAAAGCTGCCTGACCGACCGGGTTAACGACATGGCCAAGTTCAGCGCCTATCTAGCGAAGACCTATCATCTCAAAACCCGTGGCACGTTTTGGGGCACAGACGAAGCCCTCAAGGCCGTCGATGACGGCTGGATCGTCTTCGCAGGCGTTACCGGAACCCTTGGCGAGCGCTCTTACGGCTCGCACGTCGTGATGATTTGGCGTGAGAACACCGACGGTACCTATGCGCTCCGCGACCCTGATGACGGCACCAATTCAATCCATGCATGGACAGCCGACGAGCTTAACGCCGTTACTTTCACACAATTCAATGCAATTAAGAGGTGATGCAGATGACCATGAAGGGCATCGATATCGCAGACTGGCAAAAAAACCTTAATCTCGATTCAATCGAATACGATTTTGTCATCATCAAAGGAACCCAGGGCACCAATTACGTCAATACGTTTTGTGACGCGTTTGTGCAAAAGGCTATCAAAGCGGGTAAGCTCTGGGGCTTCTACCATTTCATGAATATGGATGATCCTGTCAAGCAGGCGGATCACTTCTATCAGAACTGTAAAAACTATTTCGGCAAGGGTATTCCCGTGCTCGATTATGAGGACGGCGGCAGGATCGGCACAGACGGTGCCAAGAAATTCCTTGATCGTATCTATGCGCTTACTGGCGTGAGGTGTCTCTTGTATACCTACCGCAATCTCACCAAAGAGGAAGATTGGTCTAAGATTGCGCCTAACCACGCTCTCTGGGTTGCCCAGTATGCCAACGAGAATCAGACTGGATACCAGGATTCGCCATGGCTTCCGGATGGCGGCTTTGGTGCTTGGAATACCTGCGTGATGCACCAGTATTCTTCGCACGGTAGGCTATCTGGGTACAACGGCAACCTCGATCTTGACATTGCCTTCATGGACGCTGCCGCCTGGTCGCGTTATGCGAAGCCCAGTACCTACAATGCGCCGGCTGCGACTGACAATGAGAATAGTGGTAGCACAGTCGACCTTGCAGCAGGCGTAATGCGAGGGGAGTACGGCAACGGTGACGAGCGCAAAGCCAAGCTTGGCGCGCGATTCAACGAGGTGCAAGACCTCATCAATCGCGCGGCCACCGCAAGCGCTGGCGATCTTGCAACGGATGTGCTCAACGGCAAGCTCGGCAACGGTGAGACACGCAAGGTAATTCTTGGCATCCGCTATGACGAGGTGCAATCCGTGGTCAATTCCCGCGTCAACGCCGTAGACATCGACGCTCTTGCACGCGCAGTCATTCGCGGCGAGTACGGCAACGGTGACGAGCGCAAGGCCAGACTTGGCGCTAACTTTGATGCTGTGCAAAAACGAGTAAACGAGCTTCTTTAACTAAAATGCCCGCGCCCTGTAATGGGGCGCGGGCATTTTACGTTTAGATGGCATTACAACAAGTCTCTAACGGCTCATGTCTTCTCGAATCAAGCCCTTGATGTACTCAGTTGTATTGTCCTGCTCCTTGAGCCATATATATATACTCTCGTCATCCTCGTTAGGGTAAAAGCGTATGACTAGCTGTTTCACCGACCTTTTGCGGTAAGAGGATGTTGCGCGTCTTTGAGCTTCGGTTGCCATTTCATTCACCGCGCTTTTCTCGGGCCTTGCGCCAGATGCGAAACGAGATAAACGAGATGACAAAAACTACAATGCCTGTTCTCATGGCTGCACTCCTGATGTAAGATGATTCTGGCTAGCGGGGCACCGCCGAAGCGGCGCCCCTTGCCCTACCTTGACCTCTTTGTGTGCTTTCCGGGCTTGCGAGAGGTCTTTTTCTTTAGGGCTTCGATTCCTTCATCCAGCGCCTTTGCCAGTAGCACGCTGATGACAGCAATCGTTAAGTCCCATATTTTGTCATCCATTTGAACCACCTCCTTTCTTGCTTACGTCTATCATTATAAGGTATACCCCATAGTAAGGCAAGCTCATATTGAATTTTGTTAACTTTTTTTCGAGCTAAACAGTGTTATTATGCAAAACCAGTTAGTGGAGACTTTGATTTCGCGCCCGTTCGCGGCTATCGTAGGGTTCGCAAAGATTTTCTGAGGCTCCACCATTGGATTATTAGGCGAACCCTTTTCGGGGTTCGCCTTTTTTTGTTTAGGCTGGAAGTCATCGCCCCAGTAGTCGAACGCGAAATATAGCTTGAGTTCATCCCCGTCTACTTCAATGAGCCGCACGAACGTTTCGATGATTTCTGCTGCATCTGGTTCCTGCGCAATGTGATCGAGCCAAGCGGCTATGGCTTCACCAGACAGATTCGCCCCTTCGCTAGCTTGAGCCTGACGCAGATCGGCTTCTAATGCCGCTTTCTGCTCACGGAGCATAGCAACGCGCTCTTTACCGCCGGGCGGCGCAATGCCGTCCTCGATAGCCTGCCAGATACGCTCAAACGCCGTGTCGATGCGCTTTATCTCGCGCTCAATGCGCTTGCTCTCCGGTTCTTCCTTCTCTTCATTCATTTCGTTGTAAAGAGCCATTACATCAACGATACGTTGACGTATATCCGGCTTCTTAATCGTTTCGAGGACGGTATCAAGCACGGCTTCTTCAACGGCATCGCGTCTAAAGGTGCGCTTACATTTCTTGCACTTGTAGTAGTGGTACACGCGGCCTGTTTTAGATGTTCCGCAGGTTCCAACGTAGTATTGGCCGCACTCTGGGCACCACATCTTGCCCGATAGCGGGTAATCGTTGGCGTCACGCGTCTTGTTGTGCTTGCGCCCATTTGAGCCCAAGATGCTGTTGACCATGTCCTGGTCTTCGCGCGACCACAGCGCAGGCATGCCATCTTCGATTCGCACGCCCGCGTAATCATAAACGCCGCAGTTCTGCTCGCGCCTAAGCAGCTTTGTTATCACTCCGTGCGTTAGCGGTTTGCCGCGCTTGCCGCGTTCGCCTGCGACAGCACGCTTGATTTCGGCAACAGTCGAGCCAGCAAAGAGCATGTTTTTCATACGGTGCATCACGGCGGCTTCGCGCTCGTTGACCTCGTAATACCCGTTAACAATGTCCCAGCCATAGTGCGTGCGACCGTTTGCCATTCCGCGCTGGGCGTTCTTGTTGATACCGTCGCGGATACGCTCGCTGTCTATCGCGCTTTCCCATTCTGCGAGCACTTCTAGCATTCCGAGATTCAAGACGCGCGTTGAGCCTTCGCCAAGGCTTTCGCCGGCGTAAAGGATTTCAACGCCCGCCTTGCGCAGCCTGATTCGCGCGAGCGCCATCTCGTCGCGGTTACGCATAATGCGCGTAACCTTATAGATCACTACATAATCGAATAACCCTAGTTTTGCGTCTGCCATCATGCGTTGAAACTCTACGCGTTGCACGTCACGGCCTGTTTGCGCGTAATCGCTATATACGCGCACAACGTCAAGGCCGTTTTCCGCGCAGTACTCACGCGACTTCTCTACTTGGATGTCAATACTTTCACTTCGCTGGTTATGCGAGCTGAAACGTGCATAGATGGCGGCACGTGTGCCTTTTGGCATGATAAAATCACCTTGCCTTTTCATTTGAACGGATTGGCAAGCCCTGCACTGGTCTTGGCGGATAGGTGCGGGGCATTTTTATGTCTAATCTTCTTTTGATTCCCTTGCAGCTGCCTTGGCTGTCATGGCGATGTTTTGCTGCCACTCGGGCGAACTTTCGCGGTAATGATCAATCATTTCGCGCTCGTCAGACGAAAGGTCATCAACGTTATCAAATTCGCAAGTCTCATCATTCCAACCGAGTATGTCATTTGGGGAACAGCCCAATGCAATGGAAAGATTCCAAATCTGCTCAGCATTCATCATTGCCGCGCCAGATTCCCATGATCGATAGGTGTACTTGTTCACACCAATCTTTTCGGCAAACTCGTCTCTGTTCGAGTAACCAGCGGCTTTACGCAGCTTCATAAGGCGAATGTTCACTGCTAGTCTCCTTCTCTTCTAATGTAAGTGCATAGTACAACGAAATTAGCCAATACACAACGAAATTATTAGTTTTCGCTTGACAGCGTTATTTTGCATAGCTATAGTGCGTAGCCAGTTGCTAAGGAAATTAGCAGCTGGCTAATATTCCTATGGTAAACCCTAGGAATATACGGGTTGGCTACTTGACAAGCAAGTAGCCAAATATCGGCTCAATGCAGAAAGGAGGAAACGTAATGGGTTTCAACAAGGAGGTGTTTGCGGCGAACTTGCGAGCAGCTCGCGCGAAGCTCGATATCTCGCAGGATGAGTTCGCAAAGCGCGTCGGTATCTCCAAAGATTCCGTCGTGAAATACGAGAGTGGTGAGGGCTACATCCCTGGCGCAGACAAGATCATGTCCATCTGTCGAGTTGCGCACATCAGCCCCAATGAGCTTATGGGATGGGGGGAAATCGCGTAATGGATGAATTTATCGATGTATTGACGCTCTGGTTGTTCATAGCAACTGCCGTTGCCGTCGGCAACATGATCGGCAAGTAAGAAAGGAGGGGTTTCAGATGTATGAAACCCAATCGCAAACCAACGGTTTGCATCGTGGTTTTGACGAGTGTGAAATGTCGCAAGCTCGATGTTTCGCAGGCGGCATTTTGCCGCCGCGTCGAAGCTATGACGCAAGCTTGCGAAACAAAAGCGCCCGCACCTGGCGGCAACCGGGCACGGGCAATGTCAGAACCTTGACCAGTAATGACAACGAGAATTTTACACCACTAGCAACGGTTAAGCGGTGGTTTTGCGGCGCTATTGCCCTGCTGTCGGCAACGGGAATCCTGCTCATTGCCCTGGCTGGTGCCATTATCTGGCTTACGGAGACGTACGACCTGCCTTGGCTGCTGCTCGTCCTTGCCGGTCTTGAGCTTTGGTTCATCGTCCGAATGATCGACCAATGAGGGGCTATCTCGACCGCGATGCAAACGGCTTCTGGGTCGCGCGGGTGATCATCGAGGAAGCCCGCAGGCCGGGCGTGAGCGGCGCGGGAGACGTGCGCACGCGCCACAGACTGCCCGTCCCGCCATCGGCACCGCGAGAGGTCGCAGAAGTGGCGTTCAGGCGCTTTATGAGCCGTGAAGCAAGGAAGCGCCATGGATGTTGACGATTACACCCAGCCGCTCGAATCCGTGATGCGGCAGGAGCGGTTGGCAATGTACCCGGTGCCGCTCAAGCTGCGAGACCGCCAGGAGCTTTTCAAGCTCTGGTGCGAGCTCAATCCAAGGGCGCTGAGGCAGATTGAGCTTACGGCACTCGCAATCGACCAGCGAGGTATCCGAGTAAGCGCCAAGTACCTCATTGAGAAGCAGCGCTACGAGGGCGCTGTCAAGCTCGTTGGCGTTCCGTTCGTGGACGGAAACGGCGTTGAGCACGTCTACGGCATTAACAACACGGATACGCCGCTTCTAGCGCGGTGGCTCTTAAAGCGGCATCCGAAGCTGAACATCAAGCTTCGCAATTCCATCTATGACAAGGAGAACAGTCATGAAGCGTAAGGAAGCAATCAAGTTCCTCGATTCCGTTGCCGAGTATATCAGCGGTGTCGAAGGCACCATTACGCTCTTCAACCCCAAGAGCAATGAGAGCGTCGAGCTTGATACCG